TCAAAGTCAAAGGTTTTTGCTGCAACACTAAAAGGTACATTATCTCTTTTTGATATACCTTGTATAGATTCTATATCTTCTGCAACTGCATCTCTGTCTGATCTATTTGCATCAAGTCCAAATAATCCACCATAACCTCGTGCATTTGCTACGGCAGCTTTAGTTCCCCTACTAGCAGCGTCATAAGATGCCTTAGTTCCTGTAGCAGCAACTCCAGTAGGCCCAACAAACGAACCAGTTGTCATATCATATGCTCCATCATAATCGGCTGCAGTGCCTTTTCCAGAAGCATATGCACCTAAAGTTTTTGATCCGTTGTAGCCAATAGCTTTACCATAAGCACCTATAGCAAAATTAGCAGGATCATAATTTTTAGAAAAAGGATTTACACCAAACTGAACAGCATCATATGCCTGAACTTGTTGAACACTTAAACTAGGATGACTTGTAACTGTCACTTTTCCTGCCACTTTATCAGGAACACCTTTCATACCATACACAGCACCTAGCGAAAAGTTTCCTATACCAAACGGGTTTGGCATACCTAGTCTATCAAGACCAGCAACTTGTGCTGCTGCAATGCCTCTTTGTGTATCTGCACTTGAAATATTTGTTGCAATTCCTGCTCCAATTGACGCAACAGGTCCAAGTGCGGCTGCAATACCTTTTCCAACAGTACCAAGTCCTTTTGCTCCTGCCGCATCAAAG